CCATCCTATTTTCACTTGACTTTACTTTTCCTCGGGTTTATCTTGTGTGTCGAGCGGTTGTGCCTGATTAAATCCGGTCGCACCTTCGTGTGCGATTTCGTTGGGTCCGGCCGCGCCGCTCGCTTCATCTTCTTCCTCGGCTTCTTCGATCTCTTCTTGCTCAGCATCAGAGTCGGCAATATTAAAGATCGACGACACGTGCGCAATCGCGGTCTTAGGGGAAACTAGGCCAGCGTCCTTGGCCGCCTGGGTATAGGCAATCTTGACCTGCTTATCGATCGAGGTCTCGGCAAAGAAGGGTGGCCACTCCAGATCGATCCTAGGATCTAACCACTCACCGGCGCCCTGGGCTTGCGTCAACGTTTGCGTGGCCTCGACGAACCCAGGAATATAGACTATCTCACCTCGGTCAGCAATTTTGCACAACATCTCCAAAGCCAGCGCCAAAAGCCCGCAATAGCCATCGTTTCCTAGATCGTCACGTAGATCGGCCGCGAGAGAAATCATCGGAGCATGCAGAAACTCGAGCACCACACCGCTGATTTTCCCGTCGATCTTTTCAGGATTAGCTTTCACATACGCAACTGCATCGCGAAAATGTCCAATCAGGTCGGTGGCGTGCGCTGTGGCGGCCTCGGCGCCCGATCCTTTAAGTTCGAGCAGCTCGACCGTGCCGTCTGGGCCGATGTCCCACGGCAGGCCAGGCGCTTTGTTTAGATTCGCCCGATCGTCTTTCGACACGCCCTTACGAATAATCTGCGGGTCGGTGACATATTTAATCGATCGACTGCGTTGCGAAACGGTGTAATTAATATCGTCTAGAATCGGATATAGTTGCGGGTCAATGACTGGACACCCGTCGATCGCGTCGGTTGAGTCTGGCATAGTCCGGAACCATTTAGCCGGTACGATGCCTAATCCGTGATCGACGGTTTTTTCTGGGTCTTCTTCCCATTCAGGTTCTTGACCAGGGACGACCAAAACCTCTTTGTAAACAATATCGCGCTCTTTATCGATCACCCGCTTGAACCAGTACAGTCGTTCGACGGTGACACCGGGTCGAACTTCCTCATCTTTTGGACACTGGTATTTAATAACCAAACGCTCTAGGCAGTTAGGCCGATTGACGTCGAACTCCGGCGTGCAATGCTTGCCTTCTTCGACGCGTACGGAAATATACCCGTTTCGGATAACAACAATCACCGCACCGGAAGTGGTGGTGAGCGCCTTACGTGTCAGTTCTTTAATCGCGCGCTTGAAATTACCGTGACGAACGACATTGTTCAAAAATTTCGTAAGGAGCTCGGCTTGTTCCTTGGCGAGATGCGGACCGATCTCGCTGTCGGGCTTGCCTTCTGCATTGATGGTCGCAGGGATGCAGACTTCAGGAAATTTATGCCCGCCCCAAATGAAGCGGGCAATTGAGTCGATCGCCTCTTTGTATAGTGGGATAATGACCCGCGGCCGTCGCTCACGCAACGGCTTGGCCATGTCATCCCAGTCCGCTAGGCTTTCGTACTGCTTGCCGAGGTAATACTTCTCAGCTCTCGTGGCCTGAGCCTCACGGCTAGTCATGCCTAGCGTGCGCTGACGTTCAGCGAACCAGCGAAGCTCTTCTTGCATACCCATGCAGACTCCGCCGCTAGTACTTTAAGAAATCCAAAGCCTCAGGACCTGCCGGTTCGGCATGGAAAACTGGGGCGTTATAGATTGCTAAACAAAATGCGTCTGCGTGGTCCGGACTTCTTCCGGTTCGCTTTCGCAGTTCGTCTTTGCTTTCTACTTTACGTCGACCACGAGGAGTAAAGCTGTAGGTCGGGGAGATTAGCTCGGCCTGCAAACCGGAATGTGGAGGTAGAGCCCCACCGTTCGCTAGCCACTCAGCTGCCGCGAACCAGACTCGGTCCCGTAGCCGCTCGTGGAGATCGTCCCCAGCGCTCTCGGCGACGTTGATGCCAACAGTCTCGACAAAAGTGCTGGGGCTCAAGGCATCAAAGACACTAGCCCCGACGCCGATCACATCCACCTTAACTATGGGCTTTTCGAGTGCACGCCCTTCTGAATCACGCCAGACAAGTCTTCGTGCTAATTCGATAACTTGACCGGCAACCTCAGGACCGGACATGTTTTTTAAAGTGATCGGGTCGTAAGCATAAAGACCACGACGGGCGACAATGACCGTTTCGTCTGCACCATATCGAGCCGGGTCGCACCCGATCTCAAGCGGGCCGTCTTCGGGTTGAGGCGGGCGCCATTTCTGAATAGAATTTTCGAGCGCCTGCAACCCGATCACCGAGTTGGCAGCTTGAGAAGGAAATTCTCCTAACACACGAATAGCGAACAGTGGGCTTTTAGGTCCCCATTCTTTTCGTTTTTCTTCAATCCATTCTGGGGTCGCTAAGCCAGCTACGGCGGGTTCTTTCTTAGTAGAATTAGGTGTATCGTAGGCAGAAATATGCAAGGTTTTCCAAAAATCCCGCTTTGATGTGAAGGCGTCATAAAAGACACCTGCTGTTTGTGTTGGGTTGCCGATCATGAACAGACTCGCCCCACCGGCTCTATTGCCTTCGATCGCTTCAAAAATTTCCTTACTCACACCACTAGCTTCGTCAACAATGAACAGCAGATTAGACCCAGAATAACCGCCCATACGTTCGGTGTCTTCTGTTGCGAAACCGAAAAGCCGTCGGCCATCTGGTAAAGTTAAACCGCCATTTGGCGAGATTGAAAGCTTACCACCGAGAGGAGTAAGGGCATTACGATGTAGTCGCTTAACCTCTGGCCAGAGAATCTCTGAAACCTGGCGGTGGCCAGCGGAAGTCATAATAACTAACGCGCGTTCTTTCGTATAAAGCCACCATAGAGCTAAAGCCGCGGAACCACTTGATTTTCCAGCCTTATGTGACGATCTAACCGCCACGCGCGAATGGGTAGCAACCGCCCGCATGAACTCAGCTTGCTTAGACCACGGATGGAAGCCTAGAAATTTTTCGCAGAACTCTACTGGATCAGGGCAGTTCGTGATCGGATTCCTCAGAAACGCTAGCTGTTTCTTCGCTAGTTCCTGAAGCTTCGAGGGCTCGTGATGGATGCTTCCCGGTGGGCGATTCTTCTTCCGCCAAGATCCGAATGACACGCTCGTATTCTCCTGCGGTTAGTCCGCGTTGTAGTTTCTGTAGTGCGTTCTCGAGCTCGCGTTCTACGTTTACGTTGATTGATTTCTGATCTCCCCATCGATCTGGGAAGCGTCGTTTCATAGCCTCTAGCGAGGCTTTCCAGTCACCTTTACGCGCGGCTTCTAGCAGGGGGTATAGGAGATTGTGCTCAGCATCTGCAATCGCGCGAGAGACCTCCGTAAGGAAGCTACGGTAGATCCCGTGATCTTCATCGAACCCGCGCTCGAGCCATTCGTTATACATCCCCTCACTGATACTGCACTCCATACACGCACTATATGGCCATGCGCCGGTACGTAACCGGTCACACAGCTTTTCCGTAAGTTCTTTTGTAGGCTTGACATCGCGGTTGCGTCGTGCCATGGTTTGACCTGTGGTGGTGGTGCTTCTAAGTTTTTCTGGCCGTAATTCCTTGGCCGCTTATCTAGAGCTGCGGGAACGTTACGAACGTATCATCCCGTTTCACATGTATTTTATCCCTGGGCTTGAGTTTGTCAAAGAGAACCTCGCGCATTATGAAGGGATTCTAGGACAGAAGATTGTTCGTGTGCCTCATCCTGCCACCTTTCGTATGCTCAAGAACCGAATCTATCAACCCCCCAACCGCGCGAAAGCGTTAAGTAGACTTAAGTTTCCGATCTACAACCGCGATTGCGCGATTGCGTTAGTGAGAAAGAAAGCTAATCTCACGACGGAGTTTACCGTAGCCACTGGCCAGGCATATCCTTATTTCAATAAGGAACCCGAGCTGAACGAGCTCCGCCCGGTTTGGAACTGGAAAGCGACAGATATCGAGAAACGAATCAAGGGAATCAAGCTGGGGATTGAGCACACATTATTTGGATGTAGCTTCAATGGTCTTACATACCGCTGCCTGAAGCCAATTTCAGAATGCTATCCAAAAGACATGGCTCGAATCTTGCAATTCTTCCCTCTTGCAGAAATCGAAATTTATCGCAAGGAAGTTTTGACTGATTTTTTAGTGGGATGGTAAAATGTTTCGTGGAAAAATTCCCAAGCCATCGCACCACGGGATTGAGACTGATGATCCAGAAATATTTCTCAAGTCCGTAGCTAAAATATCTGCGGATTCAGAATATCATCTTACACTGTGCTTTGAGAACCGAGAATGATACGGGCGACCAC